TGCTTGAGGAGGAGGTGTTGGAGGAGGAGGTGGAGGTTGAAGAAGAAGAGGAAGCTCAGGAAGTTGAACTCGAAGAGTTTATCTATAAGAAGAAAACCTATTACAAGGACGGCGAGAATCAGGTTTACCAGATGGATTCCGAAGGAAATCTAGATGAGAGTCCCATTGGAATGTGGAATGAACAGACCCAGAGAATTCATCCCATGGCTTAATAGATAAAACATGGACTGTTTACCCGCATACACAGGAGCAGCTATATTTACAGCCCTTGTTATTCTTGATTTAATACAACAGAAATGGACATCTGTTCCAGGTCATATATTATTTGGTATTTTTATTGTCCTCTTATTAATCTACATTTGCCAAAGCAGAGGACCACAACTTGGATGGATTCTTCTGAGTATTCCTCTCGTATTTGTTCTTCTCGGTTTGCTTCTAAATACATTGAAGAAACCTACTGTGGGAAAAAAGTCAACAAATGTTGAATTAGAACCTTGTCCGTGTACATGCTGTTCTTATAGCCCTTGTAAATGTAAGAAACCATGCCATAAAAAACCTGACCCCGGACCCTGTATAAAGCCCACACTCCAAAACTGAGTAGAATGGAAGATTTATCCGGTGCCTTCGTTGAGAACAATGCTCTTTTTGTTATTCCCGCTACAAATTACGGCATAGATAACAGAATTGATTCTGCTCTTACGACGATTTATACAAGCGTTCGCACAATCGATTATAATTACTGGTTATTGACACTTTTAACTCTTTTTCACAGATTAACTGTTTTCTTGTATACTGTAAAAGAATATTCAGTTCGTATTGTCTACGGAGTCTACAGAGGAGTTACTGATGAAGAATATGCGTTTCATCAAGGATCAAACGCGGCATACAGTCTCTACAAACTGAAAACTGATTCCGCTGCCAGTGCTACTCTGGAATGGATCTACAATCCTGAACGCAAGCAATTTAAGCATGTAGATTCCTCACTAGGGGACGAGTATGTCTATTTTCCTTATTTGTCAGCTGAAATTTACCACGGAAATCTTCGCTTGTATGATATTTCCGACTTTGTGTCACAGTTGAAGTGGCGGGCACCAGCTGATAGTGTTACTACTCTACGACCGAGTGCAAAGCATATCTTATCTGCGTGGTTTTTGTCATCAGGTGTCGTACTTGATGTCAGTCTATCTCTTTCCCTTCATACAATTACCGACGAAGGTGAAGAGGAGAATATTGTACTGGTCTAAAAATTGAACATAAAGCGTAGATATGATAAAATCATACATGACAATGGACATTAATTCAGCAATACCTACTGGCGAATGGAGTCTCTACTTTCATTCACCAAGAGAAAAGAAGTGGAGTTTGGACACCTACAGTTTAATTACGACGGTGTCTACGTGGGATGATATGTTTGCAGTGACGAATGAACTCGGCGACGCGAAGTTGAAGGGTGGTATGTTCTTCTGGATGCGCGCCGGCATTCCGCCCCTCTGGGAGAATCACCAAAATATCCGTGGCGGTAGCTACAGCTTGCGCGGATCAACTGAGACCGGTCTAGATATTTTCATGAAGTACAGCATCGGTGCTATGCTTGGTAATATTTCAGAAGATCCTACCGATACAATTCTCGGTGTAAGCATTAGCCCGAAGCTTGTTGATAAGGGCGCGCAGTCAGGTGTAGGATTCTATGTCATCAAGATATGGAATCAAGATTGTACGAAATTCTCTGTTCCGCAAGGGATTAAATTGCTGGATGCGAAACTAACGCATGCAGAAATTATGTACGTTCCTCACAATGAAAAGAAGATGTAATTATTGCTTATTCTTAATCGGTGCCAAAACCAACTTGACTTCGCCCAAATTTGCAACAGTGTACCGTAAAATCAGAGGATAATCATTTTTTAGGTAAAGTTCGATCGACGGGCAGAGACTTGTGCACTTTGTAAAGAGAACAAGATGCTTCAGCTGGAAAATACCCTGTACAATCTCCGTGGTATTTGACGTCTTCTGAACCTTCATCGTACTGTTGTTCTCGCTAATGATTGTCTCCTGCTCAGCAAAATCGCCAACACACTTAAAAATCAAGTCAGATCCAGAGGATGTAACCTCTACATCCAACTTCTCACCCAAGGCATTCATGTCGCGGCAGATCTTCTGCAGATCCATAGAGGGCATGTGGATGATACTGGTAAAATTCAGCGAGGGGATCTGAATATCCTCCACATCCGTGTCGAACAACTTCAGATAATAGTTTGTGACAGTGGACTTCTCTGAGTTCTCCATGCGAATTCCAAGCTTATTCGGATTGGACGCAGGTAGATACAAAGTTAGACTGTCATTATTACCCATAGTCTTAATGAGCTTGAACAAGTATATCATGTTTACACCAAGAACATGCTTTACAGGGCAGAAGTAGTTCTCGAAGCGATCGGAATGTAGTCTGAGATAGACTAAGACCGTGTGCGTTTCGTCAACTGCCATTACCTTAATGCCCTGCGGATCGAACTCCAAATTGGCTTCTGTAAGAATCTCCTTTAGAGCCTCAATCAGCGTGCGAAAAGCACCGGACTGAACCGTTTTGATTTCAAATAAATTTCCGTTCGCGTTTGTCTTGCCTACCGTAGACGCCATGGAAATAATAGGTACTCTGCTTTAGATGTTGAAGCCTTTTTAGACCTTTTCACGCTGTAACTTCTGTTTCAAGAGTTGGAGGTGTTTTCTAAAATTTTCTACAGGTACTTTTCCATTTTTTCGTGTATTTGTGCCTACAAAAGGGGGTGGTCTATAGGTAGACGATTGTTCAGATTCAATCGGTTCTACATTTCTGGATGAATTATTTAAGAGTGGTTTTGCTGAATTGTTATTGAGTAATCTATATTCTTCTACGTTGTTTTCATTATTTACCTCTTGAACTGCTGAAAGATCTTTCTTCTGTTTTAACATTGTCAAACGCTTACGTGTTTGATTTACGCGGCTTTGAATCGTTGTAAGAAATTCGGATGTATCAGTACCTTTGCGCATCATGGATGCGAGTTTACTAACTTCTGCTGCTGTCGCTGAACCGATACGATCTAAAAGTTCTTTTGCTCTTTGTTTGTTTAATTTCCATTGATTGATAGAAGCGCTGCTTGTCACCCTTGACTTTTTAGCTGGTTCAGGCACTTCTTCTTCAACTACTTCTACAACTTCATTGTTTTCTTCTTGAACAGCAGGTTTTTCTAGATACCGTGATTTAAATGTTGTTAGGAATTCATCCTCGGCTTGCGCGTTAGCTTTTCTCCGAATACTGGTAAATTTTATTATATTTTTTCCACTAGGTTTTCCGTGTTGTAATAAAAACTCTTTGGCTCTCTGGCGATTTTCTTTCAAGGTGAGTCCCTTGGGACCTAGAACTCGCTTCTTTTTTTGTGTTTTTACGTTTGGATTTTGAGGTAGCGGTAATAGGGATAGTCCTGTTTCTTGTCTTTTTTCTTTTGCGATTTTCGACTTTATCTTAGCTAGAGATGCACTAATTGCTGCAGCGGTTGCTGACGCGGGTGCTGACGCGGGTGCTGACGCGGGTGCTGACGCGAGAACAGGGGCACGCGCAGAAAGAGGACGCGGTACGACTGGCGCCTTAGGTTTGGGTTCAGCCTTTGCTTTTACTTTCGGTACCCTTGTTTGAAACTCATTCAAAAATTCAGATGTATTTTCTCCCTTTCGCAACATGCTGGCATACGCAGCAATATTAGGTCCACTAGGTTTTCCTAAACGAGATAAATAATTCTTGGCTCTCTGTTTATTTTGTTGCCATTTTGATGTCGCTGTTCCTGGTAATGCCTTTAGCTTGGCTGTTGATCTTGCTACTTTTATAACTTTTTTAACTTTTGGTAGAGTTGTAAGTACATTATTAACTGGTGCTTGTGGAACAAATGTATCACCTTTTCTTGCTGTAAAATCCTCTATAAACGCCGAATTACTTTCACCGCGTTTTCTGATGCCAGCGAGCCGATTTATATTAACTGCGGACGCTTTTCCAATCGCACTTAAATCACGTTTTGCTTCATATCTGAGTGTCTCCCAGTCTTTTACGCCACCGCGCATCTTCTTTGTCTTATTTGATAGCAATCTGTATGCCGCCGTTGTGACTAAAGGAACAAGGATAGGAGCATTCTGTACAAAATTCCCCATTACACTCGGTACAAAACCGCCCCTTGTAGGAATTCCAGGGCGCGCTACATTAGTCGACGATCCAAGAAGGTCACCTCCTTCTCTAAATGATGGTTCATACGCATTTGGATTTGTATAGGACAAAGGTTGCCCTCCACCGCCTATCTTTTGCATTCTACTACCTTGTAATGAGTTTAAAAATTGAGGACGGGGTGGGGGTCATATAAAATAAACCAAATGACCAGTGCCGAACAATACAAGCGTTTGACTCACCGTGACCACATCCTCGAGCTTCCAGATACCTACATTGGTTCTGTAGAAACTCACGAGGAGTACTGTTGGATTTACGATGAGGAAAAGAAGAAGATGGCGTATCGCAAGTCGGCATTTAATCCTGGATTTTACAAGCTCTTTGACGAGATTCTTGTAAATGCCCGGGATGCTCTTGTGCGTTCGCAGATGGATACTGGACGACAGCCCGTCAAGGCGATCAATATCAAGGTCGGTACAACTACGGAGGGTGTATTTGAGATCTCTGTAGAAAACGACGGAGATGGTATTCCTGTCAAGGAGCATTCCGAGTACAAGGTTTATGCGCCTGAACTCATCTTTGGACACTTGCTCACCAGCGGCAATTACAACAAGGAAGAGGAGAAGATTGTGGGTGGTAAGAATGGCTATGGCGCAAAGCTCGCGAATATCTTCAGTAATAAGTTTATTGTAGAGACACGCGATGTTGCGCAGGGTCTTCGCTATACGCAGACATGGACAGATCATATGTCAACCTGCGGAAAGCCTTCCATCCAGAAGGATAAGGCGCGCGGTTTTGTACGGATCACGTTTCAGCCTGATCTAACGCGTTTTATTGGGCTCCAGCTCGATGATATGACGAAGGTTCTTAAGACGCGCGCAATCGAACTGGCTGCGCTCGCTACGAAGGAAGTCAAGATTTCATGGAACGGCGAGGTCATTCCAACGAACACCTTCGAGAAGTATGTTCATCTCTTTACGAAAGATAGCGCGACTGTCGCCTATGAGCGCTGCTCTGATCGCTGGGAGGTCGCGGCTGTCTTAGCGCGCAGTATCTATGAGGACGAGGAGAGCCCCAATGAGAAGCACGTCAGTTTCGCCAACGGCATTCGCACTCGCAAGGGTGGAAAGCACGTAGAGACTGTCGTGCGTCATGTTCTCGGTGACTTCTGCGAGCTTGCCAAGAAGAAGAAGGTGGATGTAAAGCCTGGTCAGATTAAGGACTGTGTTCTCTTCTTCATCAACTCGACAATTGTAAATCCTTCGTTTGACTCTCAGACCAAGGATACACTGACAACGCCGGCTAACAAGTTTGGCTCCCAGTTCAAGACAGGTGGCAAGCTCGTTGAATCTCTGA